CTGGCGTAGTCAAAGAGTATACAGATTATACTGGCGATGTCGTTCCTAGGTTTCCCTGGCTCGACGACAATTGGTTTGTTATGACTACAGGAGATAAGGATGCCCCATTTAGAATACTACATAAAGATAATATTATTTGTGGCTGGCTGGGTAATACTAGTCTCTCTAATGACACCAGTAATACAATGGTTGTTATTCCTAGGGCTGACAAATCCTATACTGTTACTCTTTGCGATGATGGTAGCTTTGCTTGTAATTGCACTGGGTTCGGTTATCGTCGTACTTGTTCTCACATTAGAGAGGTAATGGATGCTGCTTAAAATACATGGAGTTGTAAAATGATTATTGATACTGGTAATGAAGAAAAAGAAATCAAGATACCTAGTATCTTTGATGTGCTAGGAATATATAGAGATAATATTGAAGAGTTTGCTTTCTATAAAGATGTCTTTTCTAAAGAAGAATGTAAAGACATTATTAATTTTTACAACGAACACGGAAAGCCACAAGACGGTTTACTCGGCGAGGGTATTACCGACAAAGAAGTAAGAGATTGTAAGGCATATTGTATTACTGAAGAACAAGAGCATAACGATCTTTTGTTTGTAAGGCATAAGGTTCATGCTCTAATTCAGCAGGCCAATGAGAGACATTTTAAGATGGATCTAACTGGCGTTGTAGAGCCTATGCAATTTCTAGAGTATGAAGCGCCCAGCCAACATTATTCTGCCCACTCGGATAGAGATTACGGTTCAATATCAAGAAAATTATCAATTTCAATTTTATTGTCAGACCCCAAAGATTTTGAGGGAGGGATGATATCATTCCCACACGCTCGAGGAATTACTCTTGAAATGCAACAAGGATCAATGTTATTCTTTCCTTCGTTTACCATTCATGAAGTATTACCAGTTACCAAAGGTAAACGAAACTCTTTGGTGATTTGGGCAACAGGGCCATCGTTTAAATAATGCCAGCTAGAATTACTAAGACGTCACCATTCACAGATAAGCTACACACGATGGAGTTTTCTATCTATGAACAGGACGAGTTCGAACTACGCCTATTATCTTGGCGTCGTGGGGATAAACTAATACAGGAAGCATTCCCGGAGTTGTCTGACGATGCCAGAGAGTTTATTAGAACTGGTATTACGCCAGAAGAGTGGGACAAATATATGGGAGGGGATGATGACTAAATTAGTAGGCGTGATCGTTGGTGTCTCAGTGACCATTATAGTCTCTGAGATGGTATATTATATGATTAGAGTATTCCTAATGGCATGACCAACCCGCTGACCAACTTAATGACCAGCGGGCTGACCAACTTGAATACCTATTAGGGGGAAGTAGTTTATTCTACTTCCTCTTTTTGTTCATAGTAACTATCGATATGACCACCAACTCGCTCGTCGTCGGCGAGATAGAATACATAGTCACCCATCTCGTGGCGGTATTCTTTATATACATACTCAAACCCACCGTAATACTGCATATTACGATCGTAGCTTTTCTTAACTGCAATTCCGCTACGATTGATAAAGATCGGAGCATATGATGCTCTAGGATCAAGACCAATCTTAGTTTCGTTTAGAAATACCTCTTCCATATTTTCATTGACATAGTTCTGAACCTGTTCCGAGATATCTTCGATAAAGTATTGAATGTCCATGACCTATCTCCTGACCAACTGAATGACCAACTAGGCGACCAACGCCGATACCGCCGCCACGACCCACCTCTTATTACCGCCGATATGCCAATCATAATCGTCGGTCGGCGTCGTTCCCGTCTTATAATTATAAATGGTAGCTACTTCACCGTTAGCGAACTTAATAATCCACTCGGAATTAACTTTACCATCACCGGAGCCATTAATCGGCTGACCAAACACTTCAACTAGGCGAGCGTAGGTTGTATTAACATAGCCCATAAGGCAAGTCATAGCAGAATCACGGTGGTTATTAGTAACACGGAAATGTTTCATGACCTATCTCCTGACCTATCGAGTGACCAACTTAGTAATCACATACCAACTTTCCGTCTGTGTCAATAAAGATATAGACGTTATCCGTCTGACCAACGCCATCTTCATTGAATTTGATTTTATATTTGACCTGACCATTAAAAGTAGATTCATATTCTACGGCATAGATATCTTTACTAGTTTCATTATACCCGCGATCTTCTAGCATAGCAACTATATTATCACGAGTAAATTTCGTGCAGTCGATATGGTAGCGCATTAGTAGAGTTCCTCGGTTATATCAACAATTTCTACCGCCCGATCAACATTAAACGGACGCCCACGACGAATTAATTCCGCCTCGCTCTCTTTAGTTTCATTTACCGTTACCGGACCGGAATAACCGAAATTCCAGTAGATCAGATAATGAAGCTGGTCGTCGGTGAACTTATCTAATTCTATTTCTTTCGCCTCGTATAGATCAGCGAGATCACTCGTTTGAATAACCCATTCTTTATTGATCGTATCCATTATTATTCTCCGTTATTAGGCGAGGCGATTAAGGTTATACATACGCCCACCGAATTCGTCGTCGCAGTGAGAAATAGTAATATTCTCACCGTCAATAATAATAGCGAGCGCCGAATTATCCGAGTAACCGATAAGCGGATTTTCGCTTTCGCAACCCGCCCAGGTCTGGCGCTCTACGGCGTCTAGCGGCTTAAACTCGGTGCGGGTGATAAGAGAGAACAGTTCAGCTTGAGTCGGATAGTTCATAGATTTCCCCTTAGTTTCAACCTTATATTCTTATATTACCCTAAACCTAGAAAAAGGCAAGCGGTATCTGAGCCATACGGGCACTTTTTTTAAAAAAATTTGGTTTACGTAAACGAGAGACTCGTATACGTTCGAACGTAAACTTGATCGTTACAGCCCAGTCAGCGCTTGCTTTTTTTCTCTAAACGGGTATACTAAAACTATAAGCTGAAAGGAACTAAAATGACCCGTCAAGAAATGATAAACGAAATAAACGAATTAATGAAACCCGCCTTAGAATTAGGTTTTGACTGGCCTTCAACCGAATTAGGTTTTACAGATCCGAATACGGCGTCAGACGAAGAACTAACTGATTTTCTCTACGAATTAGAATTATTCATAGGGAATAAAGAACAGGAATTAAGCGAGGGAGGAATATAAAATGAAAGCAGTTAAAAATGCTCTCGGCGGTTACGCTGATTCTATTTCGCGTAAACGTAATGGTGATATATTAATCCGCCGTGGTTTCTTTTATAGGCACGGAGTAACCGCTGAATCGTTGTGTAATTATATAGAGAATAGATTAAAAGAAGCGGGAATTAGGTATCGCCTGGTTAATTACGGTGAAGTATGGAAACCGTTTAAGGGCGGATCAACAGTTGCTAATTCTAGTCACTGGTGGGTTGAACTGACCGTAGGAGAATAATAAAATGGCTTTAATTAATATCAAAGGGGATACGTATATCAACACGGATTATATTGTATTAATAACCCCTGTTGAACATAACCAAACGAGTAATGTATATTATTATAAAATCCTAATCGATCACGAATTCGAGGAAGTATATATTCCTTTTTCGACTAAAGACGAGGCAATAACTGATAAACATCGCCTGATTAATCTTATGGCAGGAGAGTAATAAATGATTTTCATTCTAGGTTGGGTTATTAGTGGCCTATTAGGCCAGGGCGTTTATATGTATCTAATGAAACGTAAATACCCAGACGACTATCTAAAAGATCAATTCGACTGGGATATGTTACCATTTCAGATTTTTATGGCAATGCTAGCTGGCCCGACCTGCTTTATCGTATTGCCTATTATATTCGCTAACTAAGGAGAAATAAAATGGATAGAATTACACTCGTTCCGTGCGAAACTGAAAAATATTGTGAATGGTCTACTGGCGGTAAATACGCTCTAGTAGGTAAAATCTCTGGTGATATTCATATGATATTCGTCTCTGAAAGCCTTTATAAGGCTGAAGCGGTTAGAGACGCCTATACTAAAATTATGAAAGACTCCGGGTATCATATTATGAAGGTAAAAGAATAATGACCTACGTTCTAATCGCTCTTTTATATTATAAGGCGGCAATTACGGCGGAGTTTAATTCGCTAGACAAATGTAAGGCGGCTGGTGAAGCCCTTATTCGTGTATACCCGGATAAGTATCACCAGTCTATGATTCATTACGTTTGTGTGGAGAAATAAAATGACTATAATATGGAAAGCCGAATTAGATAGCGAGGACGGAGTCCACAAATATGATTGTAAGGTAGTTAGAATAAGAGATTACGTCGGCCAATTAACCGTAATTGATATTGATACTAAAGAAAAAATAATAGACGAGGAAGTTGATCTAACCTATAACGCTATAGTTGGCGCTGATATAATGGATATTAGTCTCTGGGAAGAGAAAATATTAAGCGTAATTGATGGGGGTTTTTAATCCCCTTTTAGAAATCGATGCGTTATTCGATCCGAGTAATCTCGTTAATGCGAGTTAATGCTCGTTAATGCGTGTCGGTGTTGAACTTTATTATCAACCACACAACATCAGCAATTCTTAGTGAATTACTTTATTAATTAATTACCTCCGAATTCTATTATATCGGGGGCAATTTTTATAATAGTTTAAAGGTTTATTATTATAAATTTCTAATTCGGTCGCTAAAACGGGGATCATCATTTCATTTTCTCCGTGATATATTAAACCTATCGGGCCGAATTTATTAACCCATGAATTAATAAAAGCCCAATTATTTGAACCTTTAAAGGGGAAATAAATCGCTTTCATGGAGTTCTCCTTCAGTTTAGACCTAATATTACCCCAAAGGCAATAAAAAGTCAATAGAAATATTTGATCGTTACAGCACAGTCTTCGCTTGACTTTTCGCTGCGGATCAGGTATAGTATTAGGGAAGGCGGGAGGGTGGAGGCCACCAGCAGTTTACGTAAACGAAAAAAAGATCAGTTTACTATTACTTTTCGCTTGACCTTTTTAAAAGATTGGGGTATATTAAGAATATAAGCTGAGGAGTTGATGATGGATACGGCTCGGAATGAACTGAAACTGATCTACTGCGTGTTTGTTAATGATGAGCTTACCTGTGTGTTCTCTAACGAAGCTAAGGCTCAAGCGTATATCGAGCGGCTCTACGACGATGGCGTTGATGGCTACTATACCAGTATAGTAACTCGACGGAAATTAGTGCTTGACTTTTCGTAGAGAACGGGTATAATCATATATGTAAGGTTGAAATAAAGGATTCGAAGATGACTGTAGCTGAACTGATCGCAAAGCTCCAAACTCTCCCCCAGGACTATGAAGTCGAGATGGGAATGAACCAGGAGTATCAGGAAGCAGTTACTGCTGATATGGTAGTCATCCAGGAATATAATGGTCGTCGATATGTTATTATTGATGACTGTGCTCCGTATCATAGCTGAGGAGAATAGTATGAGACTCGATCGACTTGACTCGGAAACGCTGGTTCAACTGGTTGCTCTGGCAATCGTATCGTTTGGACTTGCTCTTGGCCTGGCACTGATTGCTTATCTTGATGGAGGAATGTGATATGGTAGTATATGTTAATCATCTGATGATATACGCTGATCTCGGTGTGTTTGGTCATGTTGTGGCATATGCTGCTAATAGTGATCATCAATCTTATTGGGTTGTTCCTGGAACGTTGGAGGATTGATATGATTAACACGTATGATCTCTATATCTACTTCAACGGATATTCGAAAGAGTATCATAATATATCTCGCGTGGCAGTCAAGCATTATATTGACTGGTATAAAGAGAGTGCTGCATTCTTCGGATATGACGTGCAGGATCATGAATCGTTGGTAAGTAACTGAAAACACTAGGTAAAGTCATTTTTCTTCAGAAATTTGACTTTAGGGACTTGACGAATATCGAAATCCGAGGTATACTGGTAATATAGTGAGGCAGGAGATAGATGATGGCTACGAAGACTGAGATCGTGATTCGCATTATGAAGGATAACCAGGGCAAGGCGATGGCCGATGTCCTCCCGTTGCTGATGGCTGAGTTTGGCTGGACTGAGAAGAACGCTCGTGCAGCGTATGCTCTCCGTGTTAAGGCTGATCCTTCGCTCGGCACTGTCGACAAGGCTGTTCGTGCTGCTCCGGCCAAGGCTGCTAAGGCTGCTAAGGGACCGAAGCTGGTTAAGGTGCCGAAGCCGAAGGTGCAGGGCGATAAGCCGAAGGTTACGGACAAGACTGTTGAGGAACTGCAGGATATCCGTAACAAGAATCTTGCTCGTCTGAAGGCTGTCGGACGTAAGTATATGAAGGGACAGATTGCTGAGCCGGAAGCGGCTGGTGTTCCGAACTTCGATGCCGATGAAGCTCGCCAGTATGTCGAGGATGTCACGAATGATCTTGATTCCTTCAAGTCTCCTCGCTTTCTGACCATGGATGCTGTAAAAGCATTGGTCTAAGATCTTAGAGTGCTGGCCCTTGATCCAGTGGCTCTGAGTTGGGTGGATGTGTCATATACAGAGTGAAACTGGCCATCCACCCATTATACTATTCTATTTTTAAAAAAAAGTCAATATTAAAGTCGTTTACGTTCGACCATCGTTGTCTCCGCGGAGCTCCAGGTGGCGTTTACGTAAACGACATTTTTTTAAAATATTTGACGTTACAGCACAGATATCGCTTGCCTTTTCCCGAGAATAGGGTATACTGGTAATATGATGATGGAGGATACTATGGGCTGGGATATGGGCTACGTCGATGGTCATACGTTTGTGTTTGTTGATGGCTGTATGTTCTATCTGACCGGGAAAAACGATGGCCATATTGATTGCCCTAGCTATTGGGTTGTTCCTGGTACTCTGAACCTGGAGGATTAATCATGGAAGTCTACGTTCTGCTCGGTCATATCGAATATGAGGATACGATGCTCCTGGGTGTTTATCACACGCAAGAGGATGCTGAGTTTCACAAGGAAGTGTATATCAACAAACAGGGTATGTTCGCATTCGATAGCTACTCGATCGAGAGTCGAGTGATCGGTGCTCGTGCCTACGGTGAATATGATCAGGAGGCTGTATAATGTATAATATCCCAGTTCACATCATTGCCCAGATCAACAACTGGGCTGAGCATCAGCTGATTTGGCACGGTGTTTGTGTGTGGTTATATTCCGATCTTATCTCTAATGCGGAGAATCGTTAATGTATACTTCTCGCCCATACACGAACATGATCCTCGATCTTATGGATGAGGGTTTGCTCGATCCTAAGACTCTTGCTGAGCAGCTATTGTCTTGGTCCAGCGAAAATAGCATGAGGCAGTTCTGGGACAGCTATGGCTACGCTGATTTCTTCGAACCGGAGGATGATGAGTAATGGCTCAGGACAAGTTTCGGAAGATCATAACTGGATCTAAAGCATACGTAGCCCGTGTCGCGAAAGAGTGGCAGTTCTATGGCTATGTTGTAGTTAAGTCCAAGCTGTGGAGCGATGGTAAGTATACTCTCGTTATGGAGAAGCGGCACGATTAATTTTAAAAATATCGCTTGCCTTTTATCCCGATCCGAGGTATACTGAGAATAGTTGATGAGGAGAACTGAGATGATATCCGCTACCAGGCTTTTGGACTGTTATTGCGTCGCATATATCAATCAGACGGGTTCGTGGGACACGGCTTGTTCCTTTTGGATTGTTCCCGGCACGCTGGAGGACTAACATGAGTGTGATTGTTGATCGTATGCAGAAGATCGTCGACAAGATGATCGAGGATCGTGGTGAAACCTATACGGCTGGCTATCTCGAGTCTCAAATGGCTATGGTTCTGCATGAGCTTCCCTGGCACCGTGTTGAGTATGTGTTGAGAGCTCTAGAACTCAAATTCGAAGTGGAGAAGACCAATGACTGACTTCGACTTTGCTGTATTTACCCGTGAGACCGAAATCATATGGCTTGGACATATCCTGTGGGAGCACTACCTATGACTGAGGACCAAATCGAACGCATCGTCGAACGTCAGATGGACAAGCTAGACCTACAGTATACCAAGGGTATGTTGTCCGAAGACGAGTATAACCAAGAGGTGCTTGAGCTTGACCAATGGGCCAATGACCAATACAGGCTTGCTCGAGCTCGGCAGTATAGAGAATGGTAGCTCATGTGAATCACTATTCTCTTTGGAGAGCTCTCATGCACTCTCAAAAAAATAATATCGCCACCGAGAAGATTTTGCTTGACATTGGGCGCTTTTGGTGGTATGATGGATACGATGGGTTTGAGACTGATTGTTAACCGTTAGGAGATGAAGATGGAATTCGTGGCTCTGTTCGTGCTTGGTATTGCCTATGGGTTTTGGATCCAGTTGTATGTGGATGTGATTCGGTATCGTCGAAAGATGTTTTCACGTAAGTAGGAAGACATCGAAAAAACGGTCGCACCTTTAGAAAAATCGGGTTTTTGTGGGCGGGGGACCCTATGCTTAACATTATCTCCACACACCACGACACGCCTTAAAGGTCATCCACCACACTGACTTTACCGAATGGATTCTAAAAAAATCCGCAACAAAATTTTCACACTTTTAAAGTTCGAGGATAACATGTCAGTAATCAAGTGTAAAATTACCAAACCATATGTCGAGCGTACGCTTTATAGCGATTTTACATGGCACGTGTATAATGTAACGAGAGGACATATCGTGGCCTCTACCTACGATCAGCAAATGGCAGAAACTATTCTCTTTGCTATACAAGAATGTGGTTATTATAGAGACGAATATGCAATTACCGAAACGTGGAAAACACCGGAGCCAATGGTATGATTGAGAAGATGATTGGGTTAACCTTCTCTAAGATTAAAGGTTATGAAGACAGCGAAGAATTGAAGTTCGTTGGTGAGGGTGATACTCCTTCTTTTTTGTTCTATCATGAGCAAGATTGCTGCGAGGATGTTCGTGTCGAGGAAATTATTGGTGATCTTGATGATTTGGTGGGTACACCGATTCTAGAGGCTCGTGAAGATACAGAGAGTGGTGATATGCAATATGAAAGTGCTACTTGGACTTTCTATAACTTTCGTACCATTAAGGGATCTGTTACCATTCGTTGGTTGGGGACTTCTAATGGTTACTACTCTGAATCAGTGCAATGTAGAATTATCCAAAATGATTGATTTTCTCTGGACCTATGTAATATGGCCACTGGGTTTCCTGTTGGTTGCGCTTTTGTTCGCTTCGGTGTTCTTTGGTAAAAACGATGATGATAGGAATGTGGGGTAATTATGATTAAAGTTGAACTGCCTTTTGAAGCTGTTGACGCTGTTCTTCTAGCAACACTGTATGATACCTATGAGACTTGCTATTACTGTATGAAAGAAGACATTGAGCTTGTCAAAAAAGATCCTCTAAGGTATGATTATAAGAGAGAAGATATAGCAGCGAATCAAAAGAACCTGGAAGCTATGGAGACTGTCATCAAGTACTTTTCATATCCTAAAGAAGAAGTTGATGCCAAGCTGATGGCTATTCGACACCGTCGCTATTATAAGGTTCACATTGCTAATGGTATGAGCCAGAGTTTATGTCGATTTGCGCTTTGCGAGAGGGAGAACAGCAATGAGATGGTTTCATTCAGCCGACCGTGAGACTTGGTACGAGATGGTTGCCGAAAACCGATGGGATGCTATCCAGGAGGGTCTTGATTATTATGCTCTCAATGACGACTTCTACATTTGCCGTGCTGAATATAAAGACTTCCCTTATGACGCCTTGTTTGATGTCTCAGACATGGTTGAGAGGGCAATAGTGGACCACTGTGACAGTTGGGGCGAGGATCAGGATTCAATTTTTGAGCGCGAGCCAACGCAAGATCAACTCCAACTCTTGGAGCATATGCTCTGCGACACATTCAAGGAATGGGTGGCAAAAGAAAATATAAAACTTGCTACGCCTTGGTTTTTCGAGAAGATAGAGGACGAAGAGCACATTGAGCCTGATTATTTCTGCTGGGTTTGGACAAAATATAAAGGCATCAAGCTTGGCGGATGGACATGGGAGGAAATTCGAGCGTCTGATAAATTAGTGAGAGGGGTATAGAAATGAGCGACAATACAAACTCAAAACTATTCAAAGAGTTTCATAAACAATATGAACATATGGATTTTGTAGATGAGCTCCTGAAGCATTTACGTCAAGGATTACGATATCTCGATATTCGTCAAACTCATTATATGGACTTCCCCATGGATAAGGAAATGTATACGTTTTTGATCGATCTTATAGAAGAGAAATATGGAAATGAACGTTGATATATATTGTTAATGTGTCATTGCTCGCTAGATCCAATCGTGAGTATTGGTGCTGTGAATATGTTATCGCTTACATCGGCTCTGCTGATTGCCCTGCTAGTGACTCCGAATTACGTATAGGTGAAATAGATGTTTGATGCTCTTAAATTTATGATCATATGCTTTGTGTCTTTGACAATGGTTTTGTTCATTGACCTTATGTTTTCAGGTCCCAATCCATCTGAAGTTTATATGAAGGCATGTAGTGATGCTGGTGGTATTCCAGTTATCGTGGCAAAAGGACCTAATGTCTGTATTAATCCTGGTGCTGTCATAAAGGATATGGGTAATGACTGATTATACTAAACTCAGCGATGAAGATCTTACAATTCAGTTTCAAATTCTTTGGAGCAGGTATATGTATTACCAGGCTGCAGAAGGTAATTGGAACCAGGAAACAGAGGCTCGTGGAGTTGCCAGTAAAGAATACTGGGAATGCCTAGCAGAATGCAAGGAACGTGGGCTTGAGGTGTATTAGAAAATACCAGATAAACTCAATGCTTAATCCTCTGATCGCCATGCCGAGAGGAGCGAAGATACTCAAACTTGCGCACAAGAAGTCAAACCCGTTTATTTGGGCAGAGGTGGATACTTCGAAACCGATTGTAAAAAGATTAGTAAGAACCTTTGAGACTGACCAAGAATTACCAGATGAGCCAGGTCTCTACTTGGGGACTGTGGAGGTTCTTGGTATGATCTTTCATTGTTTCGATGGTGGTGAAAAAAGTAGTTGAAGTAAACCGTCTCTAGAGGTATGATATGTCGGCGTTGTTACTGCTATGGCAATTTTAATAAGTAAAGAGGATAGGCGATGAGTATTACGCGAGAAATATATGTCGATGAACTACCTAATGGGTTTCGCCTGACTGCTTATACTAAACATGAAGATGTTTTGTATTTTGATCATGTATATGAGGGCGAACATTTTGAAACTTTACTAGAAGATTTCATCATTGATAACCCAGAATATAAGGAAGTGTCCGTTTCTTGGGCCTAAAGTATCAATCCAATAAAAGGTAAGCAAATGAAGATTCCTTACTATTACGTTTTAATGCATAAGAAAAAAAATGATGGTGGTGCGGTCCTTGGGTTTTATAGCACCTTGGATGAAGCAGAAACAGCTAAACAGCATTTTTCTAGTCCTGACTCAAATAATTTCGTTCCTTTTGATGAAATGCAAATTATAGAAACAGATTCGACTCTAAGAAAAGTTTAAAAAGGATTTCGCATGGCAAAAGCTTCTAAAAAATACAATCAGTGTAATTTGTTCGAATTTAAACCAGCTAATGATATTTCAGAAGAGGAAATTATTGAGCTAGCTAATCTCATTCGTATTGGCATTTCCGGCGAAATTTTAAACAAAGCTTCTGATAATCTAAAGAAACATTTTGTACAAATTAAAAAGGCAGCTTGAAGGATATATTATGGTTATTGATCCGAAACTTGTTGTAGTGTTTTTGTTATTGTTGGGCACTTTCCAGCCTAGAGCAGCTTTTGCTTTATTGGCAGGATGGTTCGTATACCATAATTGGTATATGTTTTTTGTGTAAAGGAGTGAGATTATGAAATTGATTGCAGCGATTGTTTATATGTGTGTTGCTGGTGTATGTACTGAGCAACATGTAGAAATTGAGCAGAAAGCATGTCATATTGGCACTCTCCATGGTAAAGTCATGGGCGCTGATGCTAAGTTTGGTGTTCGTTGTCAAGGATAATTAAATTGAGCGCCAAGATCATACCATTCCCAAAATCACAAAAACAACTAGAATTAGAGGCAATGAGAGATTTTGTCAACAAGGCAAAGACTGTCATTGCTCAATCTATTGCTGAAGACATGAAGCGATATGATGTTCCTAATGTGAATGGTATTCCTGTTGAAGAACCTAAAACAGCAAAACAGTATCTAGAAGTTGTTAAACAATTTGTAGAACCAGAAGATTACATGGATATTCTTTGCGGAATTATGGACAGAGAGCATTATGATGCTCTCGAGCGTCCTCTGCAAAGAATTGTCGAAGCATATTATTCATTCCCTAAATGAACGAAGAAAAAGAATTTTTGTTGGGTTTAGCTGTCCTATTAGGAACACTAATAATACCCAGTATAGATGAAACCTATATAACATCAAGAATGAAAGAATCTGGGCTTCGAATGGAAGTCCAATGTCATGATGAACCTAATAAATGTTGGATTCAGAAAAGGGTACACAAATGAATGATTGGCAATTTAGTAATCAGTTCTTCACAGAAGGTCGTATTCACTATGAATCAGGAGGTTCTGTAAAAGATTGTCCATATAATTATATGGACGTTGACCAGGAAGATGAAAGACAGATTCAAAACGAGCTATACCGTCAAAAAGAATGGCTCGCTGGTTTTCACTTCCAACACAAAGAGTCTTTACTCCAACTAAAGACTGCATAATATAACTACCATATGGAGAGTATAAAATGGAAGATGTTGTAATTAAGTTCGAACTAACTTTTGACGAAGCGAATGCTGTCATGTTTGCTTTGGGCAAGCTACCTTACGATCAGGTCGCTGGTCTCGTTGAGAAGCTACGCCAACAGGCTGCTCCTCAGCTACCCACTCAGCCTGCACCGGTCTCTGATTCTTCTGAATAAGAGCTTGACTTTTTAAAAATATCGAGCTATACTATGTTTATGATGGTTGATGTGAAGGAGAACTAAAATGGCTCATGAAATCGAATACCTCGACGGTAAGTATCAGATGGCTTATGCTGGAGGTGTTCCGTGGCATGGTCTCGGCGTAAAGGTCCCTAATGACCTTACGCCGGATCAGATGCTCGAAGCTGCTGGTTTGAACTGGGAAGTGCAGAAGTTTCCGACTTTTGCTATTCTCGACGAAAATGATCCGGATAGCGTAATCGAGACAAAGCAGTCTGCTCTTGTTCGTACGAAGGACAAGAAGCTGCTTGATGTTGTCTCCGATGACTGGAATCCTGTTCAGAACGCCGAAGCCTTTGATTTCTTTAACGAATTCGTTATGGCTGGCGATATGGAGATGCATACTGCTGGATCGTTGAAGGGTGGACAGATCGTTTGGGGTCTTGCTAAGGTTAAGGACTCTTTCGAACTGTTTAAGGGCGATGTTATCGATTCTTATCTGCTTTTCTCTAACTTCCACAAGTATGGGTTTTCTACAGATGTTCGGTTCACTCCGATCCGTGTCGTTTGTAATAACACTTTGACTCTGTCTCTAAGTTCTTCTGTAGAACGAATGGCTAAGATTTCTCATCGTAAGCAGTTTAATCCCGCTAACGTGAAGAATATGCTTGGTATCGCTACTGACAAGCTACAGAAGTATAAGGAGATGGCTCAGTTCCTTGGTTCTAAGAAGGCTAAGACTGAATCTGTTGTTGAGTATTTTGAGCGTATTTTCCCGCTGGCTAATGTCACAGAAGAAAATAAGTCAGAAGGCAAGCGTTCTAAGAATGCTAATATGGCTCTTGGTATTCTTGAAACTCAGCCTGGTGCAGAATACGCAGAGGGAAGCTGGTGGCAGGCATTTAATGCTGTTACTTTTATGACTGATCATGTTCTTGGTCGTACGGCTGATACTCGTCTGCAGTCTGCTTGGTATGGCTACAATAAGGGTCTTAAGACCAAGGCTCTTGAGCTCGCTGTTGAGATGGCCGAAGCCGCTTGACTTTTAATAAAAACTAAGTTATAATTCTATATAACTTGGAGGATAACATGGCTCGTCGACCCGCTCTTATTAAACGTAAACCGAAGATTACTCGCACGACTCGCTCGGAGCAGTATATCATTAATAAGAAGCATTTGGGCGACGAGCCAATTTTCACAAAGCCTCTTACAAAGGTGGATTACATCTATGCTCTGAATTGGTATAACTATATGTGCACCAATACAGAGGCCAAAGAATACATTATAGACTATCTTAAAAATCTAGGACGTGTTAATGACGCGAAGAAAATCAAATCTGTTCCGGACAGTCTTATACCTACTACTGTTGCTTGGGTTTGTCGTCTTCTTGCCAGAGGGTGTAAGTTACCTACTGAAACACAAGATTATATAAACGATCGTATCAAACAAACATATAAATACATCCAGGAGCCCAAGGAAGAAGATAGTAAGCCAACGGTTTCTATTCAAGATCGCATGCGCGAGCGTACACACGATATTCTCGGTGAAATTGAGGGAATGATAGACGATTATATCTACAATAATGTAGAATTTTCTCTTTATGAGTGGCTGCAGTCGAATAACATTCCGGCAGCATACGCTACTTCTATCATCTGCAAATTTACCCCAGTCTTAGATGAATTGCTAGAAGCATATGAGGGTAAATGTGAACAACTCAAAGAAGGCTATCGTCATCTCAAGAAAGCCGAGATCAAAAATCTCGTCACATTCTACAACACTCTCATCGAAGACGCAGAGAGATATTGTTCGAATACAAAAAAGGTTAAGAAAGCTCGCAAGCCAAGAACGGTTTCGGTCGAAAAGAAAGTCAAGAATCTCAAGTATCAGAAGGAAGATCAAACTTACAAAATTGCTTCTGTTAGTCCAGAAAGAATTATTGGTGCGCAGGAATTGTGGACCTTCAATACAAGATATAAAAATATCACGGTATTCCGTGCGATCGATCGGGGTGGGTTACAAATTAAAGGTACTAGCATTACAAACTTTGATGAATCTAGTTCTATTACGAGATCAATTGGACGAAAAGATCCCAACGAATTGGTCAAACGCATACTTGAGGGCGGAAAACTTGTTCTCCGCAAAGTCCTTGATGATCTCAAGACAGAGAAGCCTCTTGCGTATCGTATCAACGAAAACACGATTTTATTGAGGGTGGTTACATGAACGCCAACGAAGTAAAATTCTACGAAGACTTTAATGATATAAAGATCGTAGCAAAATTCCTTCTAGAAAAAGAAGGAGTATCAAGAGAAGAAGCGATTAGTGCATTTTCTCGTATCACAAATTACGATGTTGCTTTGCTTAAGAACATTGTAAATAATACCGAAAGGAAATAAGATGAATAAGATTATCTTATCGACCGTTGCTGCCATGCTTATGGGTGGTAGTGCATTTGCTGGCGACGTTATTGCGCCTCCAGTTTCAAAGTATGTAGAAGAAACTCCTCTGCCTCCGAAGCGTCCTACCAATTTTGGTAAGACCGACGAACAGAAGATCGCTCAGAAGGTTCAGGAAGTAACCACAAGGAAGTAATTATGAAAAATATCATGTATAGCGTGGTGATTGCTTCAATGTTATCTGGCTCTGCTCTAGCAGCAGAGTCGGAATTGAAGTGTTATGAAAATAAAGTTTTCATGAAGATGATTGACGATAAGAATCTTTCTACCATTTATAATGGTTTTAAGGATGATAACCGAGTTTCTGAGATCATGATGTCTAAAGAAAGATATATCTACGTTGTAGAATATGATAAGGCTTCTGATGGTAATGCTTTTGCTGCTAAGCAATATTGTGTTACAACAATTCTAAAAAACGTAACATTCAATGAATCTGCTATTGAATATCTTTATCAGCTTCTGGAAAAGGTGAGAGGACAAAAGACATGAGTATTCTTGGACCAGATGGTGGCGTTGCTAATTTTCCTACACACGGGAAGGTCGAGAGGATAGAACCAATATGCGACATTCGCATGGTAATGTTTCCTAAGATGATGGTTCATCCAGAAACTAAACAGATGGTAATGGTTCCTATGCAGGATTTTCAATATCAGCGCCAAGGTTCTAACGAATGGTTTTCTGTGGCTCTATATGAGACTGATAAGCATGAATTTAATCCGGAGAATAAAAATGAAGAAGTATCTACTAGTAATTCTAGCGGGGTTATCCTTTCTTAGTTTGGTTGGCTGTTCAGCACTCGGAACAGTCGTCAAGTGCGCTGTACGGGATAGTAGTAATAGACCGTGCCAGTGAACCACCGCATCCTCAAATTGAGGATTTTGAAAACACTCTTGATAATTAGTTCATTATTGAGTGGAACAGCAATGGCATCGGAAGATATATCATGCGATAAGAAGGCTAGCGATAGCCATATCATCCACTGTAAAGCAAAGAAGGTGATGGATGTTTCGTTGGTTTCTATTAACGGCGGCGATTGTAACGCTCCTACATTTCACTGGCATGGTAGCGGCGAGTTCTCCATTCCAGGAACAAAAGAATGTGGCTACGTTGGAGCAGTCACATTATCAATCGACGGTCACAATAAAACCTTCGCCCCATTATAAATAGAATTGCCGAGGTCGTTGAGAGACGAAATATAGGTTTCTTGGACGTGGGTGCGATTCCCACCGCCTCCACCATAGATACACTCCTTCCCGACTCGCCAGGTTGATTAATATCCCCTGTGGGAAGATACTGTGAAGCGAATAATGGTATTTGAGTGTATCTATGATGGGGGCGCACAGGTTCGACGGGATACAGTAAGGTCGTTTTGAGATCAAGGTAATTATAAATGGCGCAAACGATAATGCTCCATTTGACTTCGCTCTAGCAGCGTAAGTTCATTGGGTTCTGCAAGTCTTACCTCGAAACAGAAAAGACTTGCCTTTCTGATTGTACCATAGTATAATACTAATAATGGCTCCGTAGCTCAGCAGGATAGAGCAACAGACTTCTAATCTGTGGGTCGTACGTTCGAATCGTACCGGAGTCGCCATTTCTTAGGAGAACTAAAATGTCAAGACACGATCACTGGTTTTGGAATAGTTCTTTCGTTAATGCTATCCACCAAAAGTTACTACACCTAACTTCTTACATCTGGAAGAAGCAGAATCACAACCACTGAAATCGGAGTATATATTATGACTTATAGAGACGAACCTGGAATGGTTTTTTATGTAACATATCTGTTGATCGTTGTTTTTGCAATATATGGTTGGGTTTCGAATATCCTTATCCTTTGGAATTCGTTTGATGCTCCTCTGACAGCTAAGACGATTGTTCGTGTTGCTGGCATTTTTGTAGCTCCTCTAGGAATTATTCTAGGTTATATCTAAAGGAATGTAGCTTGAAAAACTCTCGTCCTTCTTCGCTTTCGCAGATTTATAATCTGAAACATGCATTCGAATATGAATTGAATAATGTGTTAGCCTTTGAAGATAGACAGGAGTTTTTTAGAGTCATAAATTACTTTGAACAGAGAATTACAGAATTGAAAGAAGAAGAAAAACTATGCTTAAAAATTCAGGCTTCGTCGACGAAGTCGAAAAACTCTGCAGAGACAAAAATATAGAATATATTGATGCTGTTGTTTTTTGGTGTCAGAAAAATAATCTAGAGGTAGAAACTGCTGCATACTGGATCAGAAAAGACCCAGTGATGAAGTCTAAAATTCAGGTCGAGGCAGAAAATCTAAACATTTTAAAACGTGGAGCTAGACTTCCCATATAAATATTAGGTTCAACCATTGTTGGAGGCGTTTATGCGTATAAAAACAATCGGTCGACCATCGCATGTATCCTTGGGGATAGTTAAAAAAGCAGCTTATTTTTATGGTAAATATCTAATCGGAGGCGGGAAGCTCTTTAATAATATCCGTTTGACTGTTCAGTTTGAGCATTTTAACAAAAATGACGGAGATTATGCATACTGCGATTGGACAGACGACAATAATAGTTGCAGAGAGTTTTTAATAGGTATTGACCATGCTTTGAGTAAAAAAGAAACTTTGCTTGCTCTTGCGCATGAAATGGTTCATCTTAAGCAATATGCTAAAGGCGAAATGAAAGATATTTGGCGTCCAGTTCGGATGGTAAAGTGGCAAGGCGAAAGATATCTACACGAAGAAATGGATTATTGGGAATGTCCCTGGGAAATTGAAGCGTATGGTCGAGAAAAAGGTCTATACTTCAAATTTCTGACTTATCTACAATATGGAGAACCTGAAGAATTATGTCGGCGTTCGAAGCATATAAAGAGTACATCGCCCTCAAAAACCACTTCTCAAAAAAAGACTACGACTACATCAAATACAATGGGAAGACAGGATTAAAACCAGCTTCATTTGAGAAGCGAAAAGACAAGATTTTCTTTGAGAAACTTTCAAAGATTGAGAATTATCATGAGTTTCTTATAGCTAATCTTAGTAATAATCCGAAGTTGTGGATACGTGATCTAGCTTATTCTGAAGTAGCGCAGTCCACATACCAAAATTGGAAAAAGCGAAACCAATCTCTAACATATAATTTTAAAAACGATTTCAAGAAAATATTAGAAGAACCAGGAGGGCAGCAACATCCAGCCGCCCTTCGATTATATCTTGGTAACCAGATCAGTTTAGAGTCTTTTTGTATCTTTGTTAAAATGACAAAGGCGATCATTTATTGGGACTCTAAACTTGAATATGACCCAATATGGGAAGATATCCGATTGAGGGTTGTAAAATATACTCCATTCATCAAATTTGATTATGAGAAAGTTAAGCAGACAATGCTTGACATGATGAATGATATGGAGTATACTAAATAATGGCGGGTGATACAAATGCCCAACATACAATTGTTATACACTGTAATACGGAGAAATACACATGGTAGATTTTAAGTCCCTCAAAGCAGCTTCTGGTAAGAAGTCTCTCGAAACACTAACAGCAGAACTAAACAAGATTTCAGGCGGCGAAGGTAAAGGATCTGATGATCGTTTCTGGTCGCCCACAGTCGATAAGGCTGGAAATGGTTACGCTGTAATTCGTTTTCTTCCCCCGCCAAACAACGAAGATGTTCCTTTCGTACGTTTGTTTGATCATGGTTTCCAGGGTCCAGGCGGATGGTATATTGAAAATTCACTAACAACTCTTGGTAAGAACGATCCAGTTTCTGAATATAATTCTAAGCTATGGAACTCTGGAATCGAAGCTAATAAGGAAATTGCTCGTAAGCAGAAGCGTCGCCTTCATTTTATCAGCAATGTCTACGTTGTTAGCGACCAGGGTAATCCAGCAAATGAAGGTAAGGTTTTCCTTTATAAGTATGGAAAGAAGATTTTTGATAAGCTGAAGGAAGCAATGGAGCCACAGTTTGCTGACGAAGAAGCAATCAATCCATTCGATATGTGGGCTGGCGCTAATTTCAAGCTGAAGATTCGTAATCTAGAGGGTTATCGTAATTATGATAAGTCAGAGTTTGATAAGCCAGGTCCTCTTCTTAAGGATGACGAAGAGCTAGAAAAGGTTTGGAAGAGCGAACATTCTCTTCAGGAATTCCTAGATCCTAAGAACTTCAAGTCTTATGAAGAGCTACAGTCTCGTTTGTCAAAGGTTCTGGCTGAAGATTCTGCTCCTGCAAAGCGTAAGGCAGCTGAGAATACTGAAGTTCCTTGGCAGGAAGAAGAAGCTGCTCCTAAGTTTAAGGCATCTAGTACGCCAATTTATTCTAGCGATGAATTGGAAGAAGATGATGATGAGTCGTTAAAGTTTTTCAAGAACCTTGCTAATGACTAAAGCGAAAGGGGCCAAATTGGCCCCTTTTTTATTAACCCCACATGTTCTTTTTGTAATTCTTCATTTCTTTCCAATGATTACCACCAATCATTTCAGCCCAATCTGGCCATCCAACATCATATGTGCCATTGTAACCACCAGCGCTGATATTACTACTGTTATTAACAATGGTGGAAGATGGAGTAGATTGTTGACCAAATATAGAAGCAAGTATTTCAGATATTGGTTCTTGTTGCGCAATTTCTTGTTGAACTTGATTTGTTACAGCAGCTTGTTTAAGAACCTGAGCGTTTTCTGTAGATCTACTTAATTGTTCTAGTATTTGTGTACTAGATAACTGTTGTGATTGTGGTTGTTCTGCTTGTTGTTGTGGAGCGATCGCTGCAGCTTCTTCTTGAGCTGATTGTAATTGACCCATCATTGCTGACGCTGCAGCTGCAGCCATAGGATTCATTCCTGTCATCATCATTGTCATTTGCTCTGGGGTCAAACCTGCAGCAGTTCCAGGCATTGCCTGTGTCATTGCAACTGGAGTTGCAGTCTGTTGTGGCGAATAACCTGAACCTGGAGTTGTTGCAGATGGTTCTGCTCCAGGCGTTGTTTGACCACCTATTACAGAATGACCGCCTTTGATGCCTTTACCACCTATTTGAGCGTGGATATGATTGTCATGACCTTTGGTTCTCCATAGAACAGTGTATCCAGCAGCTTGAATTTGTTTTGCTAATTCGTCAAATCTCTTGCCCCAAACAGGATCATTTGCCTCAACTACAGAGCCAGGAGCGTTGATATCAATTGCCATTCCGTCATTATGTGCAGAACCTGGATGATGTTGCTCTGGATGAACGCCACCAAATGCTGGGTGTTCTGAAACTCTTATCCCTTGCGCTTGTAGTGCTTTACCTAAAGCAAGTATATCGCCACCGGGTAGAGGAGACATTTTACCGACACCAGCTTCTTTTTCGTTATGACTATGTTCAGCCGCACCACTTATTGGGCCATGCCCATGTTCTCCGCCAATTTTTTCAACTCTAGAAACGCTTTCAGAAGAAACTGGTGGTTGTTCAAACTTAGATTGCATTGGAGAAGATTGAGGAGTAGCGGATCCGCTGCTGGTTGGCGCATTAGTTTCTGTTTTGCCACCTATAGCTTTTTCTACGGCGGCAACGTTTCCTGCTCTTCTTGAAGCTTCTCCAGCTTGATCTCTTGGTTTTTCAAATTTATAAACAAATTGAGCAGCCGCTTCTTGGCCGCTAGAAACTGGAGTTTTTAAATAAGACTTCATTTCACGTTCAGTCAGAGCATAATCAATTTGTCCCTTCCAATTTTTCTGCCAGTCCGGACCAGCTGCTCTAGTCATATCAGTGAATCTATGTTCACCAGTTCTTAAATTATCATGATGTTGGAACAAACCACCTGATGGACCATTAACGTCGTTGCGATTATATGCGCCTGAATTAAATCTTGATTCGTTTTGTATATTAGCCAGCATTCCCACAGCGTGTTCGTGATCAATACCCTTTTCTTTTGTCAGATAGCTGTATATGTCCTTTGCCATAACAGGATTGCTTACCTGTTTAACACCACCAGCAGCACCTAGTCCTCCACCACCGCCACCTGCACCACCACCAGTCATATAATCCATAGCAGTTTTACCTGCGCCAAAAGCCAATCCGCCCATAGCTAAAGCACCAATACCTTTAACTATGGACATAGCTGTTCCGCTAAGACCAGTTAAAATACCTGGTAATAAACTTTGTCCAATTGAGCTTTGTAGGTCTTGATTTAATCTAAAGATACTATTATCAACGTTTGATATTCCTCTGGCCATATTTTTGATGCCAGTAGCCATATCATGTATGCCAGAATTTATGTCTTGAAGCTCTGATTGAATTGCTTGTAGTGTAGAAGAATTTCTTTCAGATACGCCCTCGTTTTCTTGTAGAACATTTTGAAGATCATTGAGATCCTGTCGCTGCGCCTTAATGGCAGCAGCAATAGTTCCCATAATCTTGGCTAGATTAGCATTTCCTCTTTCCGCAGCTTCTCTGAATTGACCAGCTGATTCGCCCATTGAAGAACGAATTACACCGGAGAGTTGCGAAAGTTCTGCTTGATTCATTTATTTGCTCTTATTTTTGAGTTCTTCTACTTCTTTAAGATAATCAACTAACATCTGAACATAGATATCTCTTTCAAATGGCATAAGATGTTCAATCTCACTAATTGAATATTTATGGTGCTGGGCCAATGAAAATATCGTTGAGAAATAGTTACCCAACGAATTATGACTCAGCGCCATGTAAAAAAATCGTTTAACGAATTCAAAACAATCTCTCGTTTTGTCCCTGATGTGTTTTC